GTAGGGATATCCCTACTCTAGCGCCGGGATGGACCTCTCGCCTCTTTCGAAACGAGACAATCCTAGTGCCTACACACTAGGCAACCCGTGGTAGTTTAAACTGTTACTTAGCAGTTTATTCACCAGTTAACCTAATCCCAAAAGGTTAGGAGCACGATATCGTGTCTTAACCCTTTCAGAGGTTTCTATTCCATAGAAACCTCTGCGAGGCCTTTCCCAGGGATCTGGCAACATGCCGCCACTGGCGGTAAAAAAGAGCGATGTTTTTCGCTCAAGGTCACTAAAAGTCTCGGCCGCACTGCCAATTGGCGTGTGCTTAGCTGTAGAAACTTTTTGTTGGAATTTCCGCGCTGCTCGTCGTATTGACGGCGCGTGGTGATCGGTATATTCCATGGGAGCTCTAAAATAGAATTCCACAGACCTTAGATTGCCGACGGCAGCGGTGTAAGCATCGGATAATGATATCCGACGTACCGCTGCGTCGTCCACACAACAGCTGGAAAGAAGCCCCTCGGACTGAAAAAGTTTATACTCTTCATGACGAGAAAGTGCTTCTTTTAACCAGCCTTCTGAGGCTTTTCGCAACAGGCTCTTTTGCGAATTGCCAACAGGAGATAGCCCTAATCCTGAGATCAAACGCTCGATGGGCGCTTGACTGAGGTATTGGAGCCATTGTTGGTGGTGTGTCGTAGACACCTTTGGTCGAATGGGGAGATCAATCCCTCCATAGCCAATAGGTGCCGCGACAGGTATGCCCAACTTGGAGGCTAAAGCCCAGCTATACCAATATGGTGAAGCTCGGTAGAGGAATTTCATCACACGTTCATTTGGACGAGTGGTGTCCCTCCCAAGGGATGTAGCCTGGGAATCCCAGGTTACATGACCCTTGGAGCCTCCAGGAGGAGCAACAAGAACAGAAAGGGGAAGAAATTTTATAGGGAAACCGTGGTTCATATGAATCTCGGCAATAAGCCCCATAGATTTGTGCCAAAATGATTTCTTTTCCGAAATCAAAGCACCTATACCGATTAATGTTTCTCGGTACAGCTTACTCCTTTCTGCATGCCAGCGGGGAATTAGAGCGTCGTCTCCAATTCCCATTAGCTTGGCATCTGACCGACGTAATCCCTTGTACGTACGCCTACGCTCCTTTGGAGAATAGGGATACACCTTTAGCGTCTCCTCTGCACAATACAGAGTGACCAACATTAAAGGAGGGAAAGAGGTGGGATCTCCCATCATCTGACCCGTACTGGTGATAACGCCTTCCCGCGACTCTATGAATGCCAACCATTCATTAAACATTCGTAAAATGATGGTGGCATGACCTAGAGGTTCCTCTGACACGTTAGGTGTATACCTATCGTCGAGGAGGGGAGCACGCGGATAAGCCTGGAGGAGTTTATCGGGAGAAAAAGCACTGGGGGGCACAGGCTCCACAATGATCTTTTTCGGACCGAAAAGTTTGACAAACCATTTCCTGTATTTGGCCAAAACAGGATACCGGTTTGCCAACTCCTCATAGACTCCTTGAGTCAACCATTGGGCATGAAGATCAGTGGCAGCGGTACAATCCTGGGATTCCCAGGGTCCTACTTCACCACGCAAATCTATGCCCTCGTTTGGACTCAAGGCCGACGTAAACCGAGGGTCTCGAACCATGATTTGGTCGATAACCCTACGGAGGACCTGTTGAACAAGGTTCACGGCTGTTAATGAACAAGTCGGGAACCTAGTCTTCAGCCCTTTTTCTTCAGCAGAAATAGGCAGGATGGGAGTGTAAGTAATGGAATCCATTACGTATTCTACACCTTCTTGCAAATACTGTTGAAGGAAATGACCAGTGCCTGGAAGATCTTTTTCCAATTGATCCCAGGAACTTGAGAACAACCCAATTGGGTCTTCTGAAGGCTTCCGTTGTGATGACGGATGCAAAGCATCAGATAGTAGTTCCAAGTAGGCTCCAGTTTCATCCTTGTCCGCCGACACATGGTGTAGGGGGACAGGGCTTGACATGCCTCTGGTCTTTCTCAAAGCATAGCCCAACAACACAAGATGTTGGACTCCTGTGACATGTCCTCCTGCTGTACGGGGATATCCCAATGCAGCATTGGAGGAAGGCATGGTATACAGGTCTTTGTCATCGATAGGCTTTTTAGCCCATCGATCAAAGTATGTTTTGAGAAACGGCTTCCACGAATCAGGTTCTGCAGGAGGCTCCGAGGTCAATCGATCAAGGAGCCCCTGGAGACCACTTGGATCCGGGGGAGCAGGGGGGAGAGCACGTGCAACATAAGATAACTTAATTGCAACGCGTTTCTCCTCCGTAATTAGGAGCCGTCCACCAGGCTTTGGGCCGCCAAATACCCATGCTCGATTAGCATGGGAAGCGTCCTTTAGCCTTTGTGCGGCCTCCAATGGATGGTATATAAGTTGGTTGCGAAACCGGTTAACACCTTGCAATTTTTTGCTAGGTAAAACGGTAGACAAACCATACTTTTTCAAATACCAAGCTCGTTCTGTTTGGTATCCAATCAGAAGAGCATCCCACGTAGCCCTCATGAACTCAAGGACTTCCAAATTGCGGCGAAACCGTCGTACTTGTCTGTCCTTGTGATCCATCTTAGACACCGCAATGCGGATGTCTTCAGCCCACAGAGTGTACCACTCATGTAGGGAGAGGTTGGGATCCCGTGTGGGCGGGGTAACGTTAATTAGCGCTTTCCCCGCCCCATCTAAAGAAGCTCCAGTGTACCGGAAAGTACGGCAAAGTGCCATTACTTCTACCGGATAACACAAGAGCGGTTTGAGGCGCCCATGAAGGGATAACCCTTCATGAGAACGATAATACCATGATAATCGTGGTATATCTACCCCAAACCTCATCTCTAAATGTTTTTCTCCAGTTGCAATTTGTGCTTCTGGAAGAATAACGCCGTTCAACCCAAGCATGTGCTTTGGTTTTCGACGAACTCGCTTAGAGCGAGATAAGGGACTCTGTTGAGAGTCCAGGGAATTACTTCCCATGATGCCACTAGAATTTCTGGTGGTT